TCTCTGATAATCTCTCTGATACTGACACAGACAATGCCAAGGACAAATGACATGAAAAGCTTAGCAAGCGAAGTTCACAAGATCACTCGACATCTTGAAGATTTCAAACGATTACGAGCCAATATGCCAAAGGCTGAAAAGCCAAAAGTAGTTTTCAAAGACTTCAGGAATCTAAATCATGACAATCTTGAAGATCATGACATGATCCATCAAGCAGCTGCTTACTTCAAAACTAAAGAGATTCCATACTGTGGCCGGTGTGGAGAAGGTTTCATTTATTCAGTTTGCAATCTTGGCAACAGGACAGCGACAATTTGCAAATACTGCGAGCGACCAAGACGAAGACTCAAAAAACTGAATGATCTCCAATTGCCATATGATGCAATTGGCATGCATCTTGGCCGGTATGAGTTTGACACTCAAGAGCAATTTGACAGAGTAAAAGCGCTTGTGACTTGGTTGAATACTCCAAGCGATCAAAGAGCTGATGTCAGTCCAAGCATTTATTTGTGGGGGACACCAGGCAACGGAAAGACTAGTTTACTTTATGCGCTCGCAAGACAAGCGGTCTTTTCTGATCATCGAGTCATGTTCACAACTCATACTCAATTAATCGACCGGATCAAACGAACATTCAAGGGCAATAATGATAATCCGCTTGATCAATGGCTTGCTAAAGTTGACTTGCTTTTGTTCGATGAGTTTGGCGGTATTGGTGGCGGTGCAAACATGACTGAATGGTTCAAAGCTACAACGATTGATATTATTCAACGCATTTATGAACGCTGGGCCGCTGGCAAACTGAGCATCGTCATGACAACGAATCTGACTCCAAACGAGTTATTCAACAAAGCCTTGAACAAAAACAAAGCTGGCGCAAGTCGACTACAGGCAATGTTCAAGAAGCCAATTCATATGCAAGGCCGGGATCGACGAGGGGACAACGGAGACTTGTCAGCATGGGGAGTGAAATAGTTATTGCGTCTGTGCTTGCTTTGTGGCTGAATCGATCTCCTGCTTATTCATTCTCTATCATTTTTTTATTCAGTGTTAAAACACAGACTATAAGGACTGATAAGGTCAATGAGGGATTCGAGACGTACTTTAAGAATGGATAAGCTTTTTATTTAATTCGTTTCGTTTCGTGTTAACAAAGCGTTAACATAATAACGGAGTAAAACATGAGCAAAGAACATAATCTCAAAATGATCGGTTTTAGAGTATCTTCAGAAGTGAAAGCTGAACTGTCAGCTATTTCACAGACTGAACAAATGCAACTGTCAAAAGTTGCTCGAATACTTTTGGAGATCGGAATTGATGAGTATCAAAAAGCTAAAACAAGAGCTCGAGACAGCTCAAATTTACTTCAACTTTTGGACAGAAAATAGACACCTACCAACGGCGGCAGAATCAGCGGACTACTTCGCTGGTAGATTAGCAAAGCTCAGGAAAGCAATAGACGATGGCGAGAAGCATCAACACAATCATGATACAAGGCGACGTGATCGAAGCGCCAAAGATCGAACAGAATAAATACACTCAGTTTTTGCAACTCAAAGTCAGAACTGTTGAAAGCTACATTGACAAAGATCAACAAGCAAAACAGCACATTGAAATACATGAAGTTCGTGTGTTTGGCCAACTTGGAAGAATGCTCGCAGAGACTACCCAGCAAGGCGACACGATACTTGTTGAGGGAGCGCTGAAGAGCTTTGACAAGAAGTTTTATGTCAATGTGAAATTAATCAAAACAGTAATCAAGGCCGATGGTTCAATGCCTGGCAATGATGTTGGTCGAAGACTGCCAAGACGCAAGATTTAAAAGGGAGAGAGAAAGACATGAATACAAGTCCGAATATGGCATTTAAAAACGGTGACTTCTTTGAAGAAATGTTTTTGACTAAGCTACTTGAGCAGATGGCAGTTCGATCAAGTGATGGAACTGATCACAAATTCTACAGTGATATTGTTGATGAAGACTGTCTGATTGAAATAAAGAGTCACAGAGACTGGTCAAAGTCTCAAACAACAGTTGAAGTTCTGAGAACAATTGTTCAAAGGTCAATCAATGAGCAACAGAAGACAGGTGTGGAAAGAGGTTTATTCACTCAAATTCATCGTTTGTTCGATCAAGTAAAGCGTAATAATAAAAAGGCCATTGTTATTGCTGGCGTTTATACTGAAGAAGTAAACAAACTCTACAACACTTTTTTAAATCAAGCTGACAGAGCTTTTGCATATTATAATTACTATGACATTTTAGTATTTGATCAATACTTTTCAGCGCTTTGTCGAATGACAAAAGACGACTTTTGGTCACTTGTTAAAAACAGTTCTAACTTGACTGATCTACATCAGCACTTGTGCTATGAAACCATCGAAATCACGAATCAATGCAAAAGCCTTTGTAATGTTCGAGCAAAAAATGATCCTGAGTTTGCTTTGTGGGAAGTGTTCAAAGGGAACACGGTCAAGAAACGTGATGGTCAAAAATACACTATTGAGCAAATTGTTGACAACGGAGAAGAATGGTCATGGGAAAACAAAGAGTTTTGGGGACAAGGTGTCGATGAAAGTCAAACCACTGAATCATGGGGGAATCCAAGCAATGAGCTATGGGGACAAAACATCATTGACACACAACAGCTTGAAATGCCTTTAGATCAAGCAACGCAAAACTGGATTGAAGAGCAAGAGCAAGCGCAAATTGAGCCTGTCGAAAAGATCACTAAAGACCAAGTCACTTTATTCAAATCAGATCAACTTGAACTAATTGAAAAAGCTGTTGCTGATCATGAGTTTTTTTCAGTGATATCAAAAACACTTGGCTATGCTTCAAACTATATAGCTCAAATCATTTCACCGACGAACGGCAATTACTCAAAAGAAGAATATAGCTGGTTTAGAAATTGGTTCATTGGCATCTGTTTAGAATCAAGCCACCCGGAAACACCAAGCAACAGATGTAATCTCCATCAATTAAAACTGATTAATGACTCATTAAGATTAAAATTGCGTGGCCATACGTCGCAAAATACAGGACTCAGGAAAAGCAAGGTTGAGTTAGAAAACCAAGTCAAAGAGCTTACTGAATCAAGAGTCAGACAGCGAAACATCATCACCGGTCTTGAATTGAAAGTCAAAAAACAAGAAGAGGAAATCAAAGCAATGGCAAACGCAGAAACACAAGAAGACAAGGGCTTAAGTCAGATTCAGAAAGAAGCATATCAAGCGGAGATCGAAAAACATAAAATCGACAATGAAGAATTCAAAGCATGCATTGAGAGATCTAAGACTAGAGCGCTTGAAACTGAAACTGTAAATCTCAATCACTTGATTGAAGAACTTGAAGAAGAACTTGAAGAGCAAAAGTCAATTGCTGAATCATTGAGAGACACCATTCATGATGCTTATCAAAAAGATCTTGAGCGCTATCGCAAAATAATTGACATGTTACTGAAGCAACTCGACGAACAAGAGAATGAATAAACAAGAAAAGCTTCATGCTATTCTTTTAAGTCAAAAAAAGCTTCAGGGACTGACAGTGAAAATTGATTATCAAATCAGAATGCTTGCAATACAATATAAAAAACTAGGCTTCAGTTGTGCTGACATTGCAAACACATTCAATAAGGCCGGTATGAAAACAAAAACAAACAGTCAATTCACTGCATCATCTGTTGCAAAGTTGATCAAGGGACAAAATAAATGAGTAAGATTTATAAAAATTGGACAGTTCACAATTTAATTGCACACCCGCTTAGTGAAATCATTTATTTGCTATCTTTTGGAAAAGCTCTTGGTTTATCAAATTACATACATGACTCAACAGTTCCTGAACATACTCCTGGAAGTGGAAGGGGTTAATAATGAGTATATTTGAAGAAGGAAATGGAAGCGCTAAACTGATTGATTTCATGGGAAGTGATAAACGTGTTGTTGATGCTGCTCGTGTTAGCTTTTTAAAAGATGATGTTGCAGAGTCAACGCTTAATGACAGAGACAAAAAGCTGATTAAGTTTTTAGCAGCTCACAATCACACGTCACCATTCGAACATTGCATTGCTACATTTATAATTAAAGTTCCAGTGTTTGTCCGTTCTCAAATCATGAGACATAGAACATTTAGCTATAATGAAGTATCTCGCAGATATACATCAGAGCAAATCGAGTTTTGGAAACCGGATCAACTCAGAGGACAATCAAAACATAATCTTCAGTGTTCAGATGGATTGATTGAATCAAGTGAAGCTGAAAGCGCATTTAAACTAGCAACAGAGTTCAGCTATGCAACGTATCAACAATTGCTTGATCTTGGTCTTTCAAGAGAAATCGCTCGTGGCATATTGCCACAATCGACATACACAACTTTTTACATGACTGGCAATCTTCACAACTGGATCAAGTTCATCAAGCTCAGAAATCATGATCATGCACAGCCGGAGACTAAAGACATGGCTGAACAAATACAAAAAGCATTGACTCAATGTTTTCCAATTTCAATGTCAGCTTACTTTGATTCTAGTCATGACTTATCATAAATTAAGTTAACTACTTTTGAGAATCGAGTAATCAATGAATGATGAGTATCTAAAACTGTTTTGCGTCAAACTATATCAAGATGGTTTCTCTGTTAATGAGATACAAAAAGCAATCATCACAAATCATGATATTGTCATGTTGATAGATGATGTTGAGAGTTTGCTTGATGAAGCTTTAACAGCACAAGACGCACAAAAACGCACACGCACGAGAGAAGAACAAGTGCTTCATGCACTCTGTGAGATCAAGAAGCGACTCGTTGACACTGATTGCTCACCGCTTCACAGAGAGAGTGAAGAACTATATCAAACAATTTGGCAAGCGATAGGTGAACATTATGGCTGGAACAAAGAAGACATCGAAGACACAGAAGACCAAGACTAGACGAAAAACAAAAGCTCAGATTCAGAGAGAAGAAAAACAAGAACTTCTCTTGGATAACATCAGAGCAGGAATGTCAATTCAAGCGTCATGCACTCAGGCCGGTGTTGGTCGTAGAACTCACTATGACTGGTATGAAAAAGATAGTGCATATGCAGAGGAAGTTGACGCTGCTATTGGTTATTCAGAAGCGATCATGTTGGCTAAGCTTGACAGATGCATTGACGACAAAATGGACTGGCGGGGCTGGGCTTGGAGATTATCAAAGCGCTTCCCTGAACTTTACGGAGATCTGAAGCAAATTGAAATGAACGTTTCAAAAACATCAGATGGTTCTGAAGAAGTTCTTAGTATGATGAAACAGCTTGAAAGCATGGTGCAAAATAAGGAAAGCCTAGCTTCATCAAGGGAGAACATTGACGAAAGCTAGGCTTTGCTGACATGAATACAATGACATGTAATCAAACGAGAGACTAAAACAAATCATGAGTGAAATCAAATTAAATCCACTTCAGCTTGAAATCATTCGTAGCATAACACGAAAAGACAAAGTGATTGCTGCTCGTTGTGGCTGGGGTTCAGGCAAGACTTCAGCACTCGTATTCTCTATTCTGTATTTGTCAAAAACAAGACCAGGCACTTCTTCGCTTTTAGTCACTGACACAACACCAAGATATAATTCAGTGTTAATGCCGGAAATGGAGAAATGGCTTAGTCCGCTAGGCTGGACTTATAATCACACGCTGAAGAAATGGACTGACAACAACAACGGCTCGTCAGTTTGGTGTCGTTCGTATTATCGACCAGGCACGAGGGAAGCGACACATAATCCGCTTGAGGGGTTAAACGTAACGAGCGGAGTCTGTTTGATTGACGAATGTCAAACGCTTACAATGGAAGTGGCTCACAAGGCACTTGGTCGTCTTCGTGCTGGGCCTAGTCCTATTTTGATTCTTGTCGGCTTGCCTGTTGTTGATGCATGGTGGGTCAATATGGCCGAAAGTCAAAACATTGCGCCTTTATTCTTCAGTTCCTATGTTAATCAAGACAACTTGGCTGATGAATGGTTTGAAGCCACCAAGATGCTACCAGCTGACGAGCGTGAAGCCATGATCATGAATAAGCCAAAGCCACCAAGTGGATTGATATACTCAGAGTTCACCGAAGCGAGTCACGTCATCGACAATTGGCAATACAAGGAAAGTATGACTGGGCGCATTGCGATTGACTGGGGATTCAGAAAGCCATCGGTCTTGATCATTGCATATGACGAAGAGCTTGACGCATCTGTCATTTGCCATGAGATCAATCCGCAAGAGGTGACAACCGACCAATTAACAACGCTAATCTTATCAATTGCGTGGCCTAGATCATTGAAGAGTCAAGCACCAAGCAAGCGCATTTGGCTTGACTCCGGTGTTGCTGACAAAGCCGGTAAAGCTCGCAATGATCAAACAGGTAAGAGCGCATTCAGAGTCATGCGACAAGAACCACCAAGAGGAATTGGAGTCCCTCTACGTCATACAAGCGACCCTATTAAAGTTGACATACTCAATGGAGTGCAACGACTTAAACGTGCTTTCAATTCAAAGCGCTACCTGATCACCAAAGAAGTATGGAACAAAGGCGAGCGAGCAAGCGGAAATAGCATCAGAAAAGCAATCTTGTCTTATGCTTGGGATAACAAAGAGCAGCCAAAAAAAGATGGTCGTGAAGATCCGCTTGATGCTTTGCGCTATGATTGCATCATGTTCAATTGGCATGAAAACGCACTTGATAAACAATATAAGCCAAGACGTTCTGTTGCTGTCAGAAATAGAAATGTTAAAGTCGGAGGATCACAAACAGGGAGCTTCTGAATGGAACTCATCGAAACAAAGCTTGCTGGTTGAACAAACGGCAAAATTAAAAAGGTCGCTGATTTAGGGCGGTGGCCTTTTTTTCTATCTACAAAAAACACTTGCAACATACTGAACAAGCTTTTATTGCTAAATTGTTGTTCAGTGTTTATATTGTTTGTAAGCACAATAGAACTCAAAGGGGTGCTAATGTCTTATGATCAAACAAAAGAGCGTTCTCCAAAGCATATGAGGGCATTGACACCAAGATTCACAACAAGAGGAATCACAGGTACACAGTTAAGCGGTGGAGTGATCACAGGCAAAGAGCAGAATCCAAAACTGACTGGGTTAAACTGGGTTCAAGAAGCTGAGGAAATGCTGAGAACGGATCCAATTGTCAGACGCTCTTGGCATATGCTCCGCCAAACTTTGATGTCAGCATCATGGCGCTTTGAACCTGGCATTGAAAATGATGCAATGGCTGACGAGTTGGCAAGATACGCAAATGAAGCGTATGGTTTCGATGGTTATGCCGGCCAAATGACTTTAAGCTGGGAAGATCAACTTGCATACTTATTAGAATTTGTGCCAGTTGGCTATCGATACGCAGAAGAGATTTACAGAGTTGGCCCTTGTGCAGATGGCAACATCAGAGTTTGGCTTGATCACTATGCAGACAGAGAACCTTCAGCGCATCAAAAATGGCTAAGTCGAGACAATCAGAATCTTGATGGAGTTCTTCAGAACGTCGTCGGATTGACATACACTCCTGAGCCGATACCATCGAACAAGCTTTTACTTTTGACGCTGAATAAAACGGGGTCAAACTTTGAAGGTGTTGGCATGCTTCGGCCTGTGTGGTGGTGGTGGCGAACCAAGCAACGAGTCAGCAATTTAATGTGTGTTGGTCTTGATCGCTGGGCTGTGCCAACTCCAAAAGTCAAGGTTGATCGCTCGCAAGCTGAATCACTTGGCCTAACAGATGGAGACATTGACGCAATGGTCAATGATGCTGAAGCACAAGCACAACTCTTCATCAGCGCTGAACAATCTTATCTTGTTGAAAACGATGCTGTCAGTTTTGACACTTACGCAGCACAGCCAAACTTATATGCAAGCGGGCCTTTGGAGATTATCACGAAATGTGACTCTCAAATGTCAGCAGCCTTTTTGACACAGTTTGCTGATCTTGGAAACACCGAGACTGGCGCACGGTCAGTTGGTGAAATACACTTGTCAGTTTTCAGACGAGCAGCAATTAATCTTTGTGACCTTGTCGCAAGTCAAGTCAGTGGAGTTGACCGTCGTGGTGGTGGTACCATAGGCCGGTTGATTCGTTGGAACTATGGCCTTGTTGATCCAAGCAAATTGCCAAAGCTGACACACACAGGACTTGACACAGACGATCTTGCTGAAAGTCTTGGCATGTTACCAGGCCTTGTTCAAGCTGGCTTGCTTACTCCCGACGATGAACTTGAGCGAGCAATCAGAGAGCGTCTTGGAGCTGGTGACTTGCCTGAAGATGCACAAAGAACAGCGCTTGAAAGAACTGCAAGCTTAAGTAGTGGTGGTGGAGTTTCTGCACTTGCTGAACAACTCATCAAGCGGAGAAAACAAAATGGCTAAGAAGCGAATTCAAGCGCAAACACCAGCACCAAAAAAAGATCAAGTGACCGGAAGCGCAAAGAATCCAAAGGGAAGCGCAAGCGGTTCACGAGGCGGAATCAAGATCAGTGATCAAGCTGTCAAGTCACTCGAAAACATGAGAGACAAGCACAATGACAGATACAAAGCCAAGAGTAAAAAAGTTGATCTTGGCACACTTAAAGCAGTGTTCAGACGTGGCGCTGGAGCTTTTTCAGTTAGTCACAGACCAGGCATGAATCGCACTCAGTGGGGTCTTGCTCGTGTTAAAGCTTTTCTCAAACTTGTTGGAACAGGTGAGAGAAAAAAAGCATACAACACAGATCTTGACTTGTTGCCAAAGGGACACCCACAGAGAACAGAAGCCAAAGCTGAAGCGCTTTCAATTCCTGACAAGTACAGTCACATTGACTTCACTCCACCACAGGGAGCCAAAGAAGCCGCAAAGCGAGCGCTTGAAGTCAGAGCAAGCAAGCCACCAAGTCAACGTGGCATGACTGATGTCGGTATTGCAAGAGCAAGAGACTTGGCAAATGGGAAGCGCTTGTCACCCGACACAGTCAAAAGAATGCTTGCTTATTTCACACGTCATGAAGTTGATAAACAGGGTTCAACGTGGAGTGACAAGGGTAAAGGCTGGCAAGCTTGGAACGGCTGGGGCGGTGATGCTGGATTCTCATTTGCAAGGAAAGTTGTAAATCAAATGAAACGTGCTGATGAAAAGTCGACTAGTCTTCGGGCCTATGGTGAAGCAATTCAACTCACTCACTTGAGCGAGCCAAGCTATGATTTGCCTGAAGGTCTCACCATCGGAAAACCATTCAAGACACTTGCACTTGGTCAAGTTAGCTCACGAATGAATGGTGAAAACATCGGACAAGAAATTGATCATGAATTATTATCTGAAATGATCAGAGTATTCAACGAGCGAAGACAAAGCGACCCTGTCATCATAGACTGGCAACATGCAACATCACCTTTTCAAAGTGGATCACCAGCGCCACCGGAAAGCGGAAACGCTCTTGGATTGATCGTTGATCTTGAACTTCGTGAAGATGGCCTTTACGCAACACCGGCATACAATGAACGTGGTCTTGATGTAGTCAAGGCCGCTGGCGGTGTTCTGTGGTCAAGTCCTGAGTTTCTCAATGGTGAAGTCTTCTCAAGAGATGGCGGATCAAAAGTCGGAGATGCTCAACTTTTAGCAATTACACTCACTCCTAGACCTGCACAATCAAACAACAAGATTGACAGGGTACTTTTAAACGAAAGGATATATTCGATGGACAACATTGAATCATTATCTGTTGAAGAACTTCGACAAATGCTTGTTGCAAAAGACGCTTTGGTCAAAGAACTTGAACAAAAGATGAAAGACATGATAACTGAATCAGAATCTGCAATGGTCGATAAAAAAGAAGAGACCATGAAAGAAGAAGACGAAGACAAGGCTGACAAGATGGCTGAGTCTGAAGACGAAGAAAAAGCTGACAAGATGAAAGAAGACGAAGACAAGAAGTCTTACAAAATGTCAGAGCAATTGTCTGAATCAACTTTGCTCAGTGAAGTGACTGCACTTCGTGAGAGCAATGCTAAACTGTCAGAGCGTCTTGAAGCAATCGAAGCTGAAAAGCGTGAAGTTGAAAAGCGTGAAGCAATCAACAATCTTTTAAATGAAGGTAAGATCACACCTTCAGAGGCCGCTGTTGCTGGCAAGGCTTTTGAATTGCGTGAGTTACAATCTGAGTTTTGGACTATGTTCAGCGAGCGACCAGCAAACAGCGCATTGCCTTTGGTTGAAGTCGGACATGGTGCAAGCGGTCAAGAAATCAGCAAAGCAACTCTTGATCAAGAAGTTCGCAAGCTCGCAACTGAAAAAGCTGTCAGCTATTCAGAAGCGCTTGACCTATTCGCAAAATCTAATCCTGACTATTACAACAAAGTATTTGGAGCTTAATCATGAATAATAGCATTAAGACTTTCGTGGCAGATGGAGCAATCACTGAGTTTGCTCTTGTTTCAACAACAAACGATGGCAAGGTCGCTGTGACTACTGCGGGCAGTGACTCACGTTGCATCGGTATTGCTCAAAGAGCTTGCGCAGATGGTGAAGTTGTTGACGTATTAATTCAAGGTGAATCACGAGTAATTGTCGGTGCTGCTGGCTTGGCTGCTGGTAACACTCTTGTAATGGCGACCACAGCAGGCGCTGTTATTGCACACGCTACTACAGGCAATTATGCAATTGGTCAAATCTTACCGACTATCAACCAAGCTTCTTCAAGCGCTAATGAACAAGTATTGATCAAGTTCACTGGCCCTAATAATCTAATTCCTTAAGGAGAGTTGAACAATGGCTTCATCATATTCTAATTTACACCCAGTTGATCAGATCTTAACTAGCCTTGTACAAGAAGTAGTTCCAAGTGATGATCAACTTATTGCTGACAAGATCTTTGAAACAATCAAAGTTCCTGAGCGCTCAGGCACTCTACTAGTTGAGAATACTCGAAACTTCATGGGTGCTGGCGCTGGTCTTGATCTTGAGCGAGCGCCAGGATCAAGCCGCACTTCAATTGGTGGCTTTGATCGCACTAGCCAAACTTTCAAAGCAAAGATCTATTCAGCAAGCGATTCAATCGCAATGGAAGACATCTTCGACAGTCAATATCCTGGCTCTGAAGAAGCTCGCATTGCAAAAAAAGTTGCTCGTGTCATGAAGCTTGCTCGTGAAAAGCGTGCAGCTGATTTGCTTTTTGGTACTGCTAACTTTGAAGACGCAACCGCAAACGCTCAGTTTGGCGGCAAGTTCAACGCTGCTGGTGCTGAAGCTCTGTCATATCTTCACGAGCTAAAAGACACTGTCTTTGAAAATGCACATGGCATCAATCCTGACACTCTTGTTTTCGGTCGTCAAATCTTTAGAGAGCTTGCCCGAAATCCTGAAGTTCGTGGTTATGTTGGTGATTCATCAGCTGGCATTGCAAGCGGTGATCGCATCTTGAATGATGATGCTGTCAAAGCTGTTCTTCGTGATGTACTTGGTATTCCCAACATTCACGTTGGTCAAGCTCGTCAAGACACTGCTATTCCTGGCGCCACGAGCTCAGAATCTTACATTTGGACTGGCGATGCACTCTTTATGGGTATTCTCAAGGGTTCAGACGCTATTGTTCAGAAGTCAGGCAACGTCAAAGGCATGCCTATTGCGGCTCTCAACATTGCGTTCTCTGACATGGTTAGCGGTCAATATGACAGTCTTGATAAGACTCGCCGTTATGTGTGGGGCGAAGAAGTGAACACTTTTCACGCTGTTGACTCGACTCTTGGTTTCATCGTAACTGACTGTCTTTAATCAGCGGTGAACTATGCCTTGCTCTTGTGGTCATCAACATATAAACGCAACCTTGTTGGCTGAATCTGACGCTGACAAAGAAGCAATTGCTGATTTGACTCGACAAGCAAAAGCTGAGTCTGGGCCGATGGCCACACTGATCAGAGCAAGACGAGATCAACTAAAAGCTGAAGTAAAAGCTGAAGAAGCTTTTGCTAAAGCCTTAAAAACATCTGCTATTGATTTATCTAAAACAATAGAAGCCGCAATCAACACAGGACGTGTTCAATCCATACTTGGATATAATGACCAGCAATTATTGGAGTTCATACTTCAAAGCGGTCTTGGTCTTGCTGTTGATGAGTTTATTGAACAGACTGACTTAATAAGACAAGCTGTCCAAGAATCAATTTCAGCGATTAAAGCTGACGTTAACTTTTCAGCAATCGCTTCTGATATGGAAGCAATACAAGCAATCACAGCGCAAACAGTTTTTGATGATGTTATACTTCCACCAGTGAAGAAAGGCATTTCTGAAAGCTTGCGTGACGTTATGCTTGAGGTGCCATCTTCAGTGATTGCGAGCAATTTACAACTGAAGCTTGAGCGATCAACAGGCCGGCAGCTGACACAAATAAAAACAGAGATTAGTTCATATGGTCGCTCAATTAATGCCGCTGTTGCTGAGCAAGCCGGACTTGATCACTATTTATACACAGGCCCAAAAGATGGAATCACAAGACCGTTCTGTCGACAGCTAATCAATCTTGTTGTGGACAAGCAACAGATGAACAAGCTTAATAATGGACAAGGCTTGTCTGTCTTAATCAGCGGTGGCGGTTATAATTGCAGACACAGTTGGAGCCCTGTCAGTGAAGGCTTCATTGAAGCGGCCAACTTGACCAAAGCGACATCAAGCGACATCACAAGAGCAAACGCAAAAGCAAAGAGGTAATCATGATCAAAGTAGCGACAGACGACAATTTGCTTTTTGAGTGGAACTCACCAGCACCAACAACAGGCGCTGTGACACTCGACATCTTTGGCGCTTCGGGTGATGTCAGCATCACACTGACACAGAGCAGAACTGACTTGACTGTGACAGCTGTTGCAAATGACAGACGTACATTGACACTGAGCGCAAGTGCAACAGCTCTTCAGTCTGACCAAGTCAGAGCATTCATCATCACAAACGGTGATTCACACTTTGCTGTCAAGATCTCTCGAATCGTAGACACAACAGCAATACTCGCTGAACCATTGCCAAGAGAGATTGATTTAAGCACAAGCGCCACACTTCAGTTTGCAATGTACTATGGCACAGTGACAACAGCGCAAGTGACAGACACTCCCGGCTATTATCCTTTTACAATTAGTTATACAGCTAATCTTGGAAGTCAGAATCAAGCACGAAGTGAAAAGGGGTTAATCAAAGTCACAAACAGGCCCTTTGACACTGGTCTTGATCATGACGAATTGGTCAACACGTTTGCGAATCTTGCAGACATGATTCCAAGAAGACAGTCAAGCTTTGCGCCACAAATCAAAGCAAGTCTCGACGAGATGGTGCTGACAATCAGAAATCATTTAACAGCTGACGACATCACAGAAGATGAAGTATTCAATCCTGAAAGTTTCAAGCTTGCTCACGCTTATTGTGCAGCGGCAAGAGTTTATGAACAAGCGCTTCAGCTTGACGCAGCTCAAGCGATGAGAACACGCTGTGAAGAGCTGACAGACAAAGCACTTGCGACAATCTCACTTGATCTTGATGGAGATGGCATCGTTGACAGTGGTGAAGAGGTCTTGCCAAGAAGCGGTGGAAGTGCAAGAGACTTTCGGGCTTCATGGCGCTTTTACTCAAAGACAGCTAGTGATTCATTCTTTACACCAAAGAGAGGTATGAAACACTAATGCAAGCACGAGTAAACTTAAATTTACCTAGAGCGCTTTGGACAAGACGAGACAGCCTTGTTCTTGCGTCGAATACACTTGCTTCAATCAAGATGAGGACAGGCAAGGGTATTGACGCAAATGGAAAAAGCTTCAGAGCGTATTCAACAAGACCGATTTATGTTGTGAAGCGTGGCGCAAGACTCAAGCCGAAAGGCGGTCGCTTGTCTCGCACTGGCAAAAGCGTGTTTTATCAAAAAGGTTATAGACAATATAAGCACGAGAGCCGCAAACGTGGTCAAGGTGGTGAAAGCGCTGAAGTTGATCTAGTGTTAAGTGGAAATATGCTCAATAACTTTGTTGTCAAGCAAGCAACAGCAAACGGATTCAAGATCGGTTTAACACAGCATGTTAACTATGGTTATAACGTCAACGCTGATCGTGAGTTCATAGGCTTGACAGATCAAGAAGTTGACATTCTTGTAAGAGCTGTAGACTTTGATTTGCGGAGAAAACTACAATGACACAAGGCATCTTTTCAGCGCTTGAGTATTTAGAAAACTCAATTGAAGCGATCAATCCAAAAACAGATTCGCATCATGGCTTTGTTGCAATCAATCGTGGCGGTGGCTTCACTACAAGTTTAGAAGACAGGCCCAATTCAACAAGATACTTTGAACTTGCAATTGATGGCTTGCCAATTGACGATGGTGCGGCTGGTCTAAGTGGGCGCAAACGGACAAGGATTCAGTGTAGAGTTCGGTATGATATACCTCAAGACTCAGGATTCTTGACTAGACAAATCAATGAAGATGTTGCTGATTTGATCGACAAATTAAAAGGGCCTCAATACTCACTAGCAACAACCGGCATAATTAGCTTGATTCCTCTTCAATCTACACTTGAAACTATACTTGATGAAAGAGGTGAAGTTTTTGCTTATCTCTTGATTCTTCCTTTTGATCTCTTATATTTGGAGTCTTAAAAATGGCAGTGACACACAGAAGTCTAAGCATTGCAGTTGAATCAAGTTTTGGTTCTTTGGCAGCGTCGACAGGTTTACCAAGCTCAAGTGGCTTGACATTCATTTCAATTCCTTGCGAGCGTGACCCAATTGTCATACCTGGTGAAGCGATTGTTTCAGAGCGCAATGACGCAAGAGATGGTTCTTATAATGTACCAAGCGAACCTGACACTGTTTACAGCTCAGGAAGTCGAGTCAGAAGAAGAACAGGTCAAGTTGTCTGTCGAGTTGACTTAACAACCATCGGAAGTGCTGCAAATGATTACTCAACAAATTATCTTGGTTACTTGCTGGGAGCTGGGTTCAAAACAAAAGTTCCGAGTGTTCAGAGTGACTCTGTGACAGCTGTTGACGCTAACACTTACACACCGACAAGCGGAGCGGCAATTGCTGACATTGGAACTTTGATTAGTAGTTCAATCAATGGTCGTGCTGAATACTCAGCAATGACAGACAATGCAGACGCAAGCAGTGATGTGACAATCTCACCAGCTTTGTCTTCAAGTTCTTACACTGCAATTCGTGGTCTTCAGACTTGGTACACACCAAGCCGAACATCGACAGGTGACTTTGAAAGCTCAGTTGCTTTTCGCATTGATGGAGTGAACTTCAGAAGTGAAGCATTTGGCTGTGTTCTTGAAAGCTTAAACATCACGCTTGACAATGGTCGCTTGATGGGTGAGTTCACTTTTCAAGCTGCTTACATCACAGATGATCACAGCGCACAACCTGCGGCAGGTGGCCCAGTTGAACCAACTTACAACAGCGGTTCAGCGCCATTGTTCAGAGGTGCTTATGTTGTCGTGTCCTCCACAGCACCAAGTTCACTAACAAACGCAACAAGCGGTGACAAGCTTGGAAGAACAGCGCTTGACTGTGAAGACTTCAGTTTGACTTATACAAACACATTGACACCGATGGGACACAGCAACAGTATTCTTGCGATGTCAAACATGGAGATCAGTGACGTACAAGTTGAACTGTCATTGACTCTGTCAACAGTCAATACAACCATTGCTGATGACTTCTTCAATAGAACTGTTCGTCAAGTGTTGATAGGCACAGGCCCACAAGGCACTGGTCAAGGCTGTGCAATCATGCTTCCAGCGGCTATGCTGACAAGTGATCCTAGCGTTTACGATGTTTCAGGAAACGACATTGTCAGACAGCAACTAAACTATGTTCAATCAAGATACGCTGGAGACTTCTCAACAACTGCTTATGAAGCAAACGCTGGTAACTCTCCATTTAGACTTGGCTTAGGAATTGGTGACTAAAATGGCTTTAAGCTTCTTAACTAGCTCAGATCAAACAATTGACATTGTTGTCACGAGTGATGATGGTGTCAACGGTACAGACGAACAAAAGACAGCGTATATTCAAAGCGGTGATCTTGATGACTTAGAGTCTGTCAGTGATGATGCAACAAGATTCACAATCAAAGCATTGTCACCGAGCGAGCGTGAAGAAGCTGAAGTTTCAGCTGGTGCTTACACAAGAAGTGAACTTGGTCGCTTGTTGTGGGTTGAAGCTCCGACTGACTCAAAAGCTCGTGGCGTTTGGCATCATGGCTTGACTGATGAAGATCGTGAAGCATTGGCAAATTATGAAGCTTACTTGAATCGAGTATACTTTGT